AATTGTTTTACCCAAATAACGACCAAAATCATGATCAGAACGATAGTGAACGCCAATAATAATTCTGGATATTCCTATATTTTTACCCAGTTTAAGCAATCCATCCTTATGTTCTGGATATCTCTTTGAAAGTAACTCTCCCAATATGTAACCTTCAAATGAATGTCCACTTGGATATGATGGAGTTAATGCATTATAGGCTTCTACTGGAACATATAAGTCTAATCCATAATAACTTGCAAGTTGATACGGTCTTGGACGATTATAATGTTCTTTTAAACGAATTAATAAAGGCTCCAACTCATTTAGAACTTCATTTAAATCATCCTTTTTTAAATCGTCAACACCATGACGATTTAAATATTCAATAAATAAACCAACATGATCTTTTTCTGCCTTTTTGCAAAACTCAAGCGTTATATCAGATAAATTCTTAATATTATCTACAAGCTTTAAAAGTTCCCTTTTTGTTTGATTAGAAGAGTTTGAAGGAGGTGGTAGTTCAAATAAATGATCGTAAAGGTCTAATTTAATTAACTTCTCACTAACTTCATCATGTTGCAAAGTCTTTTCCTTATATTTTAAGGAAAGATTACCATATGTAACTTTATCGATAAAGCTCATAACCACCGCTTGTTTTCATTAAGCTGATACAAATCATCTTTTGATATTTTTTTATACTTACGGCAGAAGATCTTTACGATATTACCGGCTAAAGTATAAGCCTCGTTCTCGTATACCGTGTCTATGTCTCCCATCTCATTCATAGGATCAACATTCTCTAAATGCTTATCAAGTAATCCTGTCTCGTCTTGTCTACGATGGGTTAACTCATGAGCAATCGTTCTTAAAACATCTACTATAAGACGCTTACCAACCAAGATATGCATTGTATTGTTACTACGATTATACATACCGGTTGTCATTTCCGGCTTCTTAATCATATGAAGATGCATCGTTGGCATATCTTCAATCTTTAATATGCGATTACAAAACTTAATAAAGTCTATTATTGTTTCGTATGATTTCGGATTTAACTCCTTATCACAAACAATCTTAAGCTTCTTCTTTGTAACTGGAATATGATTTTCTTCTAAAGCCTTATATGTAGCTTTTGGTAATGACCCAGGTGTTGAAGAACCGCTCCACATTACAGCTACATTAATATTTTTACTATTTGTATTTTTATGATGCTGTGGTCCTTTAAGATTTTTTCCTTCTGGATCACTCGGATCATCACTATCAATATCTTCTTCTTCAGAACTTAATCCTTCTGAATATCCAATGGTTGAACCATAAGAATTGATTTCTTCTAAACTCTTCTTTTTTCTTTTTCCGGCAGGCTTAAATTTGCCAGAAATAGGAGCGGTAAAGCCTGCTATAGCACCGGTTGAAGCCATACCTCCTCCACCTGTGCTAATTGCAACTTGTTCTTCTAACTCATCTTCTAAAAGATATTCTAAAAGCTTTTTTAAATCTTCATGCATATCTTTTAAATATTGAGCTAATCAATACTTTCCTACGCCGGATGGATCCCAGTTTGTTGGGATCTTCTTACCATCTTTCCAGCACTTATCTGTTTGGGCTTTTAATCCCAATACTGGAACTCCATATTCTACAACAACCTTCTGCCAGATACCCATGCCAGGATCTGATGGTTTCTGTCCATTAGACTGCCTGTGTGCCCAGATATATTCTATAGGCATTCCTGCTGCTCTGCCATTCTCTACCAACCATTTAAGAGCGGCTCTAAACGTCTCTATAGCCTTGTCATCCAATGGAGTTGGATCGCCGCCCCATGTTGTCTTTATATCTTCTCTAATAGGCGTCTTGGGGTCGTCCAATAACCCTGGATAATGACCTTCACACTCTAATCCAAGAGAGAATGAGTTAAGGTCATTTCCATGATAAAGATACCAATCTAATGGTGCGGTTATAACATATACACCGTCTCTATACGCTACTGCATGGGCTGGAATACCTAATGCACGTCTATAGGCTTTTTCTCTATCGTTTGCAGGTCCAAATACACAGGCAGTTTGATGAATAGTAATGCCAGTTACCGTTTTTGGATCACGACAAACTGTTTTACCCTTAAGGGTTTTTGATGTGTTTACAACCTTACCATCTGCTCCCTTTTTGGGGGGGAATGGATTTTTTTGTTCGGCTCTTAAATCTAATACTCTTGTTGTCATAAATCACCTTTCAAGTTTCTGTAACGGGATAATCTTCTGCAAAAAGATTTTCTCCTTGAGCTACTTCAACTAATTTTCCTTCCAATTCCATGCTTTCAATTGGTTCTACATTTGCCCAATCTAATTTATTTGAATCAAAAGGCTTGCCGCCTTCGACTCTGTTAACTGCGATTGTTATATGTGGGTTAGTATTTCTACTAGGAATATCCGAAGGCATAATCACGCTAACTGCACATACTTTATTATCAATTGCAAAAGAATTGACAGTTAACGTTTGTTCAGAGTTTAAAAGTTCTCTATCGCCTTTAAAAGAACCCATATTCACCGTGGCGTGATGAGCAACAATCTCCCAGCCTTCTGGTATTTTTTCTTCAAGAACAGAGACTAATTCATCACTGTCTGTTTTTGTTAAAACAATACCAGTATAAGATATATTGCGAGTTTGCTCTTCTAAAATACCTGCAAGTTTTTGCAAACGTTTAACTTCTAGAATAATATTCGACATATTATTTCCTTTTATATAAATATTATTCTTCAACCCTCACACCATGTGCATTCTGTTAGTTCTCTCTTATATACCGCATTACTATTCTGTTCAGCCTTAAGAATAGATGTTGAACGAAGATAATAAAGGCTCTTTAATCCACTATTAGCAGCTTCCAAGTGAACTTGATTAATATACTTTGGATCGCTGTTAGCCGGGAAGAATACGTTAATGCTTTGTCCTTGATCAATAAACTTCTGTCTTTCAGCCGCCAACTTAATAATAGCAAACTGATTTAGTTCTCTTGCCGTAAGATATACTTCCTTTTGTTCAGCGGTTAAGCATTCCAAATGTTGAACAGAACCGTCATTCTTAAGGATTGAACCCCAAACTTCATCGGTATCCTGTCCAATGCCTTTAAGAAGCTTCTCAAGTTCTGGATTTCTTCTTACGAATGTTCCCTTTGCACTCTTTTGAGCAAATGCATTAGCAATCCATGGTTCAATACCTTGAGACACGTTAGATGCAATAAGAGAGTTAGATACGGTTGGAGCTATAGCCATAAGAGTAGCATTTCTTCTGCCATGACCCTTACACCATTCTGGTTCACCATATTCTTTTGCAAGATATCCAGTTGCAATTTCAGCTTCTTCTCTAATCTTCTTAAAGATAATCTTATTCTGGAGATAAGCCTGTAAGCTATCAAATGCAATCATATTCTTTTGGAAGTATGAATGTAGACCGAGGACACCAAGACCAAGGGCACGAGACTTTTTAGCAAAACGAAGTGCTTTTTCAAAACCTCTTAAGTTAGCCGATTTTTGAATAAACTCTTCCATTATTCCATCAAGGAACCATACAGAAAGCTGAACTGTATCTGTATCCTTCCATTCGTCCCATCTTGCAAGATTAAGGGAAGAAAGACAGCAAACAAACGTGTGATCCTTGTCCGTTGGAAGAAATATCTCGGAACAAAGATTAGAACCCTTTAGTCTAATCCCAGTATTCTTTAATACTTCTGGAGCTTGATCATTTGCATTGTCAGAGAAGAAAACATAAGGCTCTCCAGTCTCTACACGGCTTTTAATAAGTTCCCTCCAGCGTCTACGGGCTTCCGTGTCTCCAGCCTTTACCTTGTCTATAAAGGCATTAGAGACGCAAACACCATGATGAAGATTAAGGCATTGACGATTGGTATCTCCAGTTGGACGACGGCTATGAAGGAATTCATCAAAGTCACCATGCTCAATATCAATATAAGCAGCACAAGCACCTCTACGGGTAGAACCCTGTGATATGCCAAGAATAACGCTATCTGCCATTTTCATGAATGGAACTACTCCATCAGAATGACCACCTTTAGAGATTGGAGCGCCCTTTGGACGAATATCATTAATATGTATAGCCGTTCCTCCACCATACTTGGATAGCATGGCTACTTCCTGTAGGGTTTCAAGGATTTCATATGTGTCATCTGCCATATATGAAGAGAAACAGGAAATAGGAAGACCTCTATCCGTTCCTGCATTACATAGAACTGGAGTAGAAGGACATAGCCAGTTCTTCCATAATATATCAAAAAAACGAGCTTCAAGTTCTGGCTTCTTAAGAGAACGAGATACTGTAGAAGCTACACGACGATACATCTCTTTTGGAGTTTCTTCTCCAAACAAGTAACCGCCACATAAAGTTTGATAAGCAGAGTTTTCAAGCCATTCCGGTGCATCACCAGCCGCTTTTAATTGTTCTAATGTCTTCATATATTATTTCTCTTCAATCAAAACATATCGTCAAAGTTGACAACTCCACGGCTATAATCCGTTGGCTTAACGCTGAAGAAATCATCAAGTCTAACTCCAGCACCAATAGCATCAAACCATTCCATACGCTTCAATGCATCCTTGTCTACATTCTTCCAGTTTTGTTTTAAACCGAGTTTTCCAAGTTGCATGTTTGCACGGTGACGAATAAAATCTTTCAAATCCTCTTTCGAAAGACCTTCAATGTCGCCTTTCTCAAAAACACTATCAATAAAGTTGTCCTCTAAAGAAACAGTATCTCTTGCCGCTTGGTAGATTTCTTTTTTGAACTCGTCTGTCCAGATCTCTTTATTCTCTTCAATAAATGTTCTAAACAAGTAACAACCAAACTCCGAATGTAGCGTCTCATCCTTTATACTCCATGTGACAATCTGGCTCATGCCTTTCATCTTATTATAACGAGAGAAATGCAAAAGAACAGCAAATGAAGAGAAAAGTGAAACGCCTTCCGTAAATGCTGAAAATACTGCAAGAGATTTAGCCATTGCCATTTTCTTCTCTATGGTCATTTCAGTAGTATCAATGTTTCCAGTCTCTACAAGACGATCAATCTTTGCCTTAATATTTGGATCCGCAAGAAATGCTTCATAATCAGCAAATCCAAGAGTTTCATCAAGTAAAGAATAAGCTTGCGTATGAATAGTCTCAAAAGAAGCCATTGTTGTAGCAGCCATAACAATCTCTGGATGCTGAAACCAACGACCTACCTTGTTTGACCAATAATCATTAACGAATATCTCCGTCTGGGTAAATCCCTTTAGAATGCCGCCAATTACAGACTTTTCAGAAGGCGTAAGGTTCATATTCCAATCAAGTAGATCCTGATTGAGAGTGACCTCCGAAGAAAGCCAATGCGCTTGCTGCTGCTTAAGCCAATAATCATGTGCTTGCGGATATAAAAATGGCTTGTAATTGATACGACGTTCTAATAGGGACATATTACCTCAATGATTTTTCTGGAAATCTCTAATCTTTTCACGGAAGAAGTTCTTTAGATTTCCATCCTCAAGCTCTTCTTGATTGGATTTGGCACGATTAAACTCTTCTTCCGATAGGACACGAAGTTTAGAACGAGCTGTATCCAAATGTACTTGGAATTGCACACCGTCAACACCGGCACGGTTCTTTGCAATGAATACGTTACCATATCCAGTAGATTTAGCCATAGACTTTCTTGCAAGACCAATAACGAAATCTGCTACGTGTGCCTGACCATAAGCTTCTGCCATGTTGGTAAGGTCAACATAGTCCTTGTTAGCGCCTTCCTTATTGGACTGTGAAGCCGTCCATACAGGAATATCTACCTCATTAGCAAAACCACGAAGTTCTTCATAGATTTTCTTTAGTTCAAGACGTAGAAGCTCATACTTTTCTGTTGAACGCATGATACCGGCATAATCAATGATCAATACGTCTGGACGGAAACCTTCAATTGTCAACTTATCAATATGTGAACGAAGGGTATTGATGGTTGCCGTTCCAGTTGCATAATATTTGATCTTTAGACGACCAAGAGTTTCTGCATTGTCTTCATAGAACTTTTTAATCTTCTCTTTGTGCTCATAGCAATCAATGCTATCAATTCCAAGCAAATGACTATCATAACGAATGCCGGTTGCTCTTTCATTTAGCTCAAAGGTATAATGAAGGACATTCTTACCTTGTAGAAGGGCTTGTGCTCCAAAGTGAACAAGCAAATGGCTCTTGCCTACACCGGTAGGAGCAATGATTACACCAAGTTCGCCAGCACCAAGACCACCATTAAGGATCTTCTTTTCATCAAGCTGTGGAACTCCAGTTGCTACGGTTCTACGGAAGGTTTCGCTATAACGGGCATCAACATCGTCCCTAAGCTCAAGCCCAGGAGAATGCTCATTACCGGCATTGATAGCCGATTTAATCGTCTCTACTACCTTCTCATACTTCTCTGTCTCAATGAACTCAATGGAGGCTTCAAGAGCCTTCTGGAGCCCTGCACGCTTACAGAAGTCAAGTGACTTCTCCTTAACGTAGCCGAGATCACCGAGATCATTGTTTTGCTCCACACGAATAAGGAAATCGTGGATTTGTGAACGAAGAATGCCATCTGAAGGGTTCTTTAGTTCTGAAGCAATGATTTGTGCAAGAAGCGCCATTGATGGAAACTCCTTATATTTCTTATTGTAAGACATATAAGTGTCTGCAATCTTTTTAAGATATGCATACTGGAAGAAATTTACATCAAGAACCTCCGCAAACTGGGAAGCCCAGTTTCTATCTATCAGGAAAGCCTGGACAATCTTCTCTTGGAAGCTCTTGTCAAAAGAGAAATGCTTTCCAGCTTCTGCCTTGGTGGGCTCTGGTTTAACTTGATCAACGTTCATCGTTTTCATAAATACTACGCTCATAGGTTCTTTCTACCTTACCTTACTTAATTCTGAATTTTTATTTAAACCCTTATTTTTATCGAAGAAAGTTACGCATCTGCGAACAAAACCGGTCATAATCAAAGGTTGCATTAATACCGCACTCAAGCACAGTCTTAATCAATCCAAGCTTATCCATCTTTGGTTCATGGCTGTCTACAATGTAGTTTATCTTATTAATCTGACTGGCACTAAGATTGCTACTGTTCAAATACATTAACTCCCAATTACGCCTTAACAACTCTTCACATTGGGATATATGGTCATATATTGCAATAGGTTTCTTCTTTCCTATATTCGCTGCTCGGGCTTCTGAAATGATGGTAGCTATATCCAGGTCTTCTTCTGTAGAAGCCATTTTAGGAAATCGTTTAGCTACCGTCTTGAACCCCGCACCAGGGACACCAGCTACGTTATCGCTATCATCTCCAGCTATGGTTTTAGCCAAACAGAAGTTTCTGGCAGAAATACCAAACTTATTGATTACTTCATTTCCGGTTACAATCTTACGGGTAGCCGGATCATATATTTCTATAAGGGGATTATGAAGTAATTGGTAGAAGTCTTTATCGTTAGACACGATAATCTTTTTGGCGTTTACATTACGTAACTTATCTTGAGCAAGATATGCAATGATATCATCACATTCTGTATCTTGCACGTAAATCTGACATACGGGAGTGCTCTTAAGTAGAGCTGTTAGCATTGTGATCTGTTGAACCCTTGTTTGATCATCTAATGCCAAAACATCCCGAATGCTCTCCTTGCCTTGTTGGATTTTCTTCACTTCCTTCATCTTGGCTCTATTCGCCTTGTATTCGGGGGAAATGTGTTTGCGCCTTTGAGACGGACCACCGTTTTCCCAGACAACGTATACACGGGATGGGCAGAAGGTTCCAACGAGGTAGTCAACCGATTTCAAGAACCCAACCACTCCTCCTACCGGCTGACTATGGAGATTTATTTCTTGATTAACTAAAAAATGCCTGATAAAATTGTTAAAAGCGTCAATAATGACAATAGGTCTTTCTTGTTGAGTGGCTTGGGACATATAGAGAAGGTATACTACTTGTTTTAATTGATATACCAATTGATAACGCCGCCAGGAACTAAATCCAAGCGGCGTTATTATTTAAAGAATTATTCTATTCACTTGCCAGACGAACCGAAACCAGCAGAACCTCTATTGGTTTCAGTTACCTTATCACTCTCAGCCATTACTACCTCTCCAGCAGTAGACACTTTGTAAACTACCAACTGTGCAATACGATCTCCAACGCTAAATACAGCGTCTTCTGAACCCATATTAATAAGGGTAACGCCTATCTCACCACGATAGTTTGGATCTATAATGCCACCAACAGGGAATACTCCCTTGCTGGCTAATCCACTACGTCCCTCAATCTTCATAAAAATACGATTACGATCATTATCCATTATAGGCATATCTGCAAGTTGAATACCAGTTGCCATCTTTTTTACAGTTCCGGCTGGAATGGTAACATTCTCCGAACAATAAACATCAAATCCAATGTCTCCATCTCTTACAGCATGAGGCACTTTAGCATTATCATTCATGCGCTTAAATTTGATATTGATTATTCTGGAAACCTTTGGTATTTGTGGATCATACCAGTTTTTATCAACGGTTCTATATGAACTCTGTGCTATGCTATCACTTATATTGTTATTACTCATACGATATTTCTCCTGTAGAAAGAACAAAGGCGACAATCTTATAACTCTATCTCTAAAGTTTAGATTACCGCCTTTGTTTTGGGTGTTATGTGTTAGGTGTTTTTATCAGGCGCTTAAATCGTCAGCGGTTCTTACGTCGCCCTCGGATATCCCCTCATACGTGAGATGATCTTCTGGTTTGTCATTACCGCTAAGGATGAGTGCAGCATCCATCAAAGCATTAACATACTCTGAGTATTCTGGCTTGTTCAGAACCTTCTGGGCAAACTCATTTTTATAGAATTTAACTTCTGTTCCTACTTCACCAGTTCTATTGTCAGTTACGGTAAAGGTCTTCCAAGCCCCATCACCGGCAATAGCTACGGACTTATCTCCGATGCTAACGCCATTCTTTGCATTTTTACAATGTTCACGAAGAAGATCAAAAATCTCTTCTTCTTCAAAGATACCACGTCCAAACAAGATACGGAAACCAACCTTACGGAAAGGCTTTGCTACCTTGTTCTTAATGGTCTTTGCCGTTACGTTAATGCCAACAACGTTTTCATCTTTATCTTTAATTGCAGATCCGCCATCAAGACGAATTCTAACAGATGAAGAATATGGTATTGCCATACCACCAGATGTAGTCGTTGGATCACCAAACATTACACCGATCTTCAATCTCTGCTGTGATACCAGCACCAATAAGACCTTCTGACCACCGATAACGTTGGCAATCTTTCGCATACCCTTTGATAGAACACGTGCTTGAAGACCAATCGTGTTCTGATCATAGTCGCCCTCTAACTCAGCCTTTGGAGAAGATTGAGAGACGCTATCCCACATAACGGTTACGGGAACGTCTTTTGTCATCGTGCGGGCTTTGAGAATTGTGCTCTCTATTACGGAGAGGATCTCTTCTGTGCAGGCAGACTGCACAAATACAAATCTTCTTGCTACGTCAACACCCATATTAGCAAGAGTATCTGGATTTGTTGCATTCTCCGTATCGATATAAACCGCAATGCCACCCATTCTTTGGGTAGAACGTGCTATTTGAGCCATTAGGGTTGACTTACCGATACCGGGCGGACCTTGTATTTCTACAATCCTACCCTCTGGCATTCCACCACCACGACGATTACCTATGATATAGTCTAACTGACGTGAGCCGGTAGAAATCCAGCGATGAACGTATGTTGGTGCATCATCTACACCGAGGTTAAAAGCAATCTTATCGTTATGTTCTTTATTGATTGCTTTAATAAGATCAGATGAAAAATCATCTGTTACTGCATCTTGAACTGTTTGCTGTGTATCTCCTGATTTCTTTGTAGGTTTTGCCATTTGTTTCCTTCTTTCCAATCATCATATACCAACCGCATCTAAACGTAAACTGAAATCAGATGAAAAAATATAAGTTAAACGCCGCTCAAGTTTCCTTGGCGGCGCTTCTCTTTCTATCCCTCAATACCAAGGGCAGCTTTTGTCAATCAAAGATCATCAAAGGCCGCATCTATAGAATTTTTTGCCTTCTTCGCTTTTGCCGCAGATACCGTTTTATCCTTTGCTTCTTCTACCTCTTCGGAGGAAACCTCTGATGAAGAACCATTACCTGCAAGGAAGTTTTGAAGCATCGCATTAAGCTCGTCCTCGCTCTTTGTCTGTGCCTTGAAGTAAGCTTCAAGGTTTGGAATAGCGGCAACGATCTTCTCGGATACATCGGCGCTCTTTGCGAGAGGTGAAGGCTTACGGCGTGGCTGAAGCTTGATATCCTTAACTGGATTACCAGCAAAGGTCTTATCAGTAGGAGATACAGTTACGGTGAAATCATAACCGGTTTCTGGGTCCATAAGGTTTTCATCCTTATAGTCAGGGTGAGCAAGGACGCTGTAAATATCCTTTACAAGCTTGCTGTTTAGTTCCCAGAGCTGAACACCCTTGTCCTCTTCACCACGAACGAGGATTGGAGCATAGTAACGCTCCTTTGGCTGAAGATTGCGCCATAGGGTCCAGGCTTCCTTTGACTTATCCTTCTTTAGATCGGTAAGGAGATTAAAGACAGGATCTGTGGTGCCTTCAAACTGACAACCGGCTACGAACCTACGTTCAGAAAGAAGGCGGCTATCATAATAGCTTACCTCATGGAAGGGCTGACCATTACGATCCTGATATGGGAGGAAGCGAATATCATGCTGACCAAGCTGCGGCTTCCACCAGTTTACTTTGGTCTTTTCTGTGTTCTTTGAACCGGCTGATGCACGATTACCAGAAAGTTGATTGATCTTTGCCTTAATGGCATCCAAGTTATAGCTCATTTATTCACCTATGTTGCCCAATGGGACTTTAATGATACAGAGGAAGGATATAAGCCATAAAATCCACCAATGGATACAAAAGCTTATAAGAACCTCTGTATGTTAAATATACACCAAAATACCGTTTTTGTTTCTCTCTACTCTCTTAATCTACATCATAGGAAAATATATATAAACTGACATATTTAAGAAAAACTGGAAGGTTATATTATGAAGATTACAGTAAAACAACTTAAGCAACTAATCAGAGAACAAGTAGAAGAAATGTCAGATATGGGCGTTGATGAAGGTCAGACCAAAGCTCAAAGGGCAGCAAGAGAAGCTGAACTCCAAAGAATGCGTGATGTTGGCACCAAAATGAGAACCGATTGGGAAGAAAAAACAAGTTCATATATTTCTGGTGATATGAAAATATTTAAGTTCGCAATGTCATTTGGATATACTGAGCCAGATACTGTAGTGGGCTTTGGAATTGGAAGAGATGAAAAAGAGGCAAAGCAAAATGCCATGGAAAGATTCCCAAACGCAAGATTAGCAATAAAAAGAATAGAAGGACGAGAAATTTCCAAAGAAGCTTTTGATAAAGAACAAGAAAAAATAAATGAACGTATGGAACAATTAAGAGCCATGGAAGAATATTCTCGTGGAGTAGCAAAAGTTTCTCAAGAATTGTTTGGCTTGGGAAGAAATGCAGAGAATAGAAATCGCTGATCTACCAATTAACTTATTATAAAGTTAAACGCCGCTCCGAAATCAATCAGGGCGGCGTTCTTCTTTTATCATGTCTGAGATAGGCTCGTTATACCATGATGCTTAATGCAAGCACCCCTTACAGCACTCTGTAACAAATATCCCTCCCAGGGATCCCTCAATGAAGGCGTAAAACTTATCTGCTCACCATTCTTCACAGATAACGACTGTAAAGCATATACCTCATTCTCAGATAGTGAAACCTTATAGTGGTTAAGCCACCAGAGACTTCTGACTGCAATCGGTATATGTCCCATTCCTTCATTAACTTCATAATGCATACCCAACTTCTCTCTATGCCAATCACTTGATTGAGGAAGATAGTAATCCTCCTTCTCATTTCCAAGCTTACCAATATCATGGAATAAACCAAGAATGATCATACTATCTGCACTAACAGTCTTCTCAATATCAAGCGATGTTCTCAATGCCTTCATAACACGAAGAACATTTAGAGAATGCCATACAAGACCACCAACAAAACAACCAACATAATCTGTTCTGGTTGATGCTGGAGCTACAGCAAAACGATCATGGAGATCATCACATAGATGAATTGCACCTTCTCTTGCTTCTGGATTTTCTATACGGTTTACAAGTCCTTTTAATGTTCCCCAATTTTCTTGAACCTTTTGAAGAACCAACTCTTGATTGTCTGCTTTCTTATTCATACCCCAATCATAAGAGAAGGATAAAAACAAATAAACCAATTAAAAACGCCGCTCTGAACTTAATCGGGGCGGCGTTTCTTTTTTATATCTATTCTATCACTCGCTTACTGGAATGTCAGGTAGATCATCATATGATGAACGTTTCGTTGTGACTGCTCGGAGGCGCTTGGCTTCCTCCATAAGAGCCGCTGCTTCCGCAGAC